GTTGCGTAGGTACAACTCCGGTAGCCAGGTCTTCGTACGCAGTTAAGCTAAGACCGTAATAATCTACGGAGGATAGTTCAGCATACGATAAATCACCAAACACATTTGGATATGGAAAGGTAAAGCAGTCTGTATGAGTTACTTTCAGTTTACCCCAGCGTTTCAAGATAATATCATATACCAGGGCATACTGGTACACCCCAGAGTTATCAACGCTGTAAGAGATTACGATAAAGCGGGTACTTACGTGGGCTATTTTAAGCTGAAACTCTGCGGCTCCAGCGTCATGTTTGGTTATAGTCTTAGTAGAACTATCCCAAGACTCCCAAACGCGGCCTGCTAAGAAATCATTAACTTCCGCGGATACATGCTCGCTTGTTTGCAAGGTGATACGCTGAAGTCCACCGGTAGTCCAGGCATACTGAGCTCCAGCAGTTTGCTCCCCAGTGACCTGCTCGTAGGAAAGAGTACCTCCAGCGTTGCTTATTTCCTTGAAGGTGAAAGGCGCTCTTACATTATTGGTGTACACTGCCGCTACTGCGTTCTTAGAGGTGTGGATGATGAAGCCACCAGAAGTTCCACTGATTGCTGTTATCTTGCCTTTCACATCTTGAGGAATAGCAAAGCCAGCCCCTGTTAACAGACTGGGTGCAAAATCCAAGGGATTTATCAAACTACTCCAGTGTTGAGTAATCTCAGTAAACGCGAGTAAGTAGTTATTGCTTGCCCCGATACCTCGTATCTCCGCAGCCGTGAGCCCAGTGATAGGCTGTGCAGTGAAAGTGCTTAACGCTGAATCGTACTCAAAAATTCCCAGCCCATCATAGCATACGAATGTGCGGCCATTAACATAGGCCCTGGAAACTGCTTTGTTTGGCGCTGCTATTGGATTAGTGCTGACCCAGGCGCCTAGATTTGCGCGGTATATGTAATTGCTACCTCCCGCGGGGACAAACAAGAAACTATTCTCGTCGGCATCTCGCAACAAAATAACTTGATCGAAAGTAGTTACTCCCGGGAGTCCAGCAATTACATCAGAGTATCCAACAGACTGCACACCTTCAGCAGTAGGTAGGATATTTTCACAGAATAGAGCTTGCGGAATACTGTAGTCTGCAGACTCCTCGGTTCCGTAGAAAGCTTGGGTTGTCCTGACATTGTTATCAAGCTGCGGCTGTACTACTGTGCGGCCCTGTAAGAAAGACAGCATAGGAAACTTAGCCGCATTTAGCGCCCCCCGGAACCGTTGTTTTGCCATAGCTACAGTCCTAAGCGGTATGCGACGTTGACGCGCCAGATCACCCCTGTGTATACAGGGCAAACTACGGTAACAGCTGTATTTAAGGCTGTGGCTGCAAGTCCTGTGGAACCAAAATCTAATTTAACGTCCTTGTCTATGCCGATACCTGCCACATCGGAACCAAAGGTAAGTGCCGGTGTGCCGGGTAACCCGGTAGTGGTAACCACTACAGGCGCAGCTGCCGCAACTAAAACAGCTGTAGCACTTCGAGTTACCTGGATGAAATCTATAATGGCCCGTAAACCAGCTACCGCTGGTATCGTAGCAGTAACTGCCGCAGCAGCAGCTCCAGTAGCCGTAACTAGCAGCGTAGAGGCGCGAGCCTCGATGCTAAGCTGAGCAGTGGGCTCAACTCCTGAGTTTGCCACTACTGCTAGCGTTCCGGAAGTATACGCGATAACGCGGCAACGCACTGCTCGAAACTGTCCACAGGGCTGAGTAAATGTTCTAGCAGTATCAGCCGCAGCCAGCACTTGAGTTATTAGGGGTTGCCCGGCTACTGGAATGGTGCCTCCGACGCCATTTACTGCGTGGGGCCATACCGGCAGGGGCTGAAAGTTAACCCCGTCAATAGACCCCGCCCACTCAACGGTGCCAATAAACGCGGTTGACTGAAAGCCCCAGTTAACAAACGCATCTCCGTTAATTAAAAAAACTATCTCCGCTCCGTTTACGTTAAAAGAGCCAGCAGCTTCCCGGCGCTCGCGGACAGGTACGAAAGCGTTTAGCAGGTTTTTAAATATGCTCATGGAAATACCTCATAATTAATTGCGAAAGGCCCTACAATAAAACTGGCACTTGTAAATACAAACCTGATGTTGCCAGTTTCTGGAACTGCGTATAATATAATAGCGTCATCACTAATCGATTCTAAATCATTCTCTGCGTCTAACTTGCCAGCAAACGAAGCAAGCACTTTAGAAGTAGTTGCTACACTCGCGTCAGCCACAACTACTTCTGAGTAGGTGGCTGGAGTAGGCACTGTCACGGTCACTTGAGCTGCACTGGCAGTTCCGCTGCCTGTTGCGTCTGCTGCGTTAACCCAATTAGCTCCATCGTATTTAACTACTTGGCCGTTGCTAGGTGCCGTAATAATTACGTCAGCCAGGTCATTTATACTTGCAGCGCCAATCCTAGCGTCTGCGGCTGCAGAGAAGTTAGAAATAGTAGCAGCAAGTTGCGTTCCTGTGTGATTAGCTCTAGCTAAAAGCACTGCGTCGGGGGAGTTGGCAGTAGCCCCAGCTGCTACTCCGTCAAGTTTTGTCTTATCAGCCCCAGACATAAATCCAGCAGCACCTGCCGCGACCACTAGTGCATGGGCAGTTCCTCCGGTGCCTACGTGGCTGAGTGGAGTGTAAGCTGCATCACCCTCAGCTGCGAGTAAGTATTGGGGATGGTCATCCGCGGCTAAACCTGTTAACGCGCTATGAGCGGTTACGCCCCCACCTCCAGCTGGTGGATAGTAGGGCATGCTAAGTCAACTCCGAAATCCGGGCAGAGCCTACAGCAGAATCCCAAATCCCGTCAATTCTACCGGTATATCCCCAGGGGGTTTCGTAATATGAGTCTGCTGCCATGTAAACAGTAAAGCTACCAGCACTAGCTGTAATTCCAAGCTTTAGCCGCAGCTTAGAAGTGCTATCATTGTGAATTGTGACACCTCTCCGCAAAGTATTAACCGGTACTAACTGAACGCTTGTCGCACTAGCGGTAACACTGGTTACTGCTGAGCTACTTGCAGGAGTACTGCCCGCCGCCCCTCCAACAGTGTTAAGCGCCCAGACGCCAGGAGAAGTTTCAGTTGCGTGAACTTCTTTATAGCCGGTTGTTATAGAATCTCTGGCGTATAGCGAGTTAGACATTAAATCGCCCCGATTGGGAAGTCCACGCTGAAGTAAATTTGAGCGTTGGAGCCAATTGCAGTAGTCGGCAAAAATGCCACCCCAGTAGCCGACCCGCTGGCAAGCATTTTCACCTTCGAGGTATTGGCATCAATTCGGCCCATCAATTGGGTAAGCCCTGCTGCAAGCGTTATGCCGTTCCATTGCGACATTTCTACGCCTAAAAACGCGTTTGTAAAAGAAGAATCAAACGCTGCCGGAAAGCCGGTAATTTCAACACTTCCAGTAGGGCCAGACAATGCCCCGTTGATCTGAATTGCACAAGTCAGTTTCAACGTGCGGCCATCACGCCAGAACCAGCCCTGCTGGATCGTGTAGCTGGCATGTGGCGTGCCGCCTGTTCCCGCCAAAACAGGCGTCCAGGTGCCTTTTGCGTTGAAATTCTTGCTGTTGTTGATCGTGGTGCAATCCACCCGACTGCTGTCAATATCAATCAATTCGGTGTAGTTGCCGATATTGACTTGGTTATAATTACTGTTGTTTGTGCCATCGCCACCGTTGCGCGAGCCGAGAATGCGGAACTGGCCTGCGGTGTTGGCTTCGCGGTCTCCCCCAGAAATCACATTGAAGCTACCGTTAAGAATGGACAACCCCCAGCCAGTGTTAGCTTCAGACAATAGCCCGTTGACGATGTTCAAATCAGCGTGATCCAGCACTGTGCCGTCGCCCGTATTATTGCGGGTGTGCAGGCCGGATAGGTTCCAAGCATTGGCATTGTTTCCGGGCGGTGAAGTCGTGTTGTTGTCCATCTTCCAGCCAACGCCGCCATTTTCAAAGCAAATCGCATCGCCCACAATTCCAGCGTTGCAGATGGTCGCTGACGCAAGACCGGAACCAACTTTTACACCATCGCGCCCAGCCTTCCAACTACGCGCCCGGATCACGTTATGCGAGCTACCAAGGAATTGAACGTTATCCACCGCCGTATTCGTACCTTTTCCGCCGCCCTCAATGTGCAGACCGTCCCATTGCGAGCCATGATTCTGGATTTGCACCAGCGGGCCGACTGTGATGGCGTTGGAAAATCGCCAGTAGCTTGAAGGGAGATTACCCAAAGTGCCATCACCAGAACCGCCCACGGCGATCAGCTTAATGCGTTTGGAAATGACGACGATTGAGGCGAAATAGAAGATACCCGAGTAATAAAGCGTTCCGCCCTCGGCGGGCAGTGCGTTCATGGCGTTGGTCAGGCCAGTCACTGCGTTTGTCGCGTTATCGGCTACGGCGTAATTATTCAGCCAAACTGAGCGGCGCAACTCAGTTTCTACGACAGAAGGCACTGCTCCCGCACCCCCAGGAAGATACCCAATGGTGGCGGCTGCCACAGGAGGTAGAAATGCTCCGCTACGTACATACGTCTTAAGCGCCCTAAACTCCGCAGCAGCAGTGCTAGCTTTAACATCGTCGGCTGGTTGCGTAATATCTGAGGGGTCAGGAGTATATGGCATGATAGTAACTTGTAGTCTCTAAAAATTTAAGGCTTATCTACTTTTTTATCTAGCTTATCTTCGATACGGCGAAGCGTAGAGAACAGACTATCGCTGAGCTCTTTTAGGGAATCCCTTCGGACGTAATAAGTTGGGAGCTCTTCTCGCAGAGTAGCAACTGCCTGTGCCCACAACTTATCAGCAATTTCCAAATCCTTAATACGCTCAAATAACGACTTTAAAAGCCAGCCCCCAAGTACCGAGACTATGGACATAGCAAGCTGGAATATAAGAGGATAGTCAAGCATCATAGTTAAATAGTAGCTTTGAAAAACGCGGCGATGGCAGCTGAGGTTTCCATTATGCAGCCTGCTCCACAAATGCTGTCCAAGTATTCGTAATCTGATCGCGCCTGCGAACAAAGAAACTCCCTAATTTTAAAGTGTTGCTTGCATGAAAGTAGGTTTGATACGTGTATTTTGACGCAATGCCGGACAGTTTGTAAGTAGTCAACACACCCTGTAGTCCACCCGTTGTCGCGGGGACTCCCGTGTCGCCGTTCACTGCGGCATTGCTGATCCCTTCGGGAAATGAGTCGGGGAGTGTTAGCGAATTCCAGCTTCCGTTGCTCGCTGCAACTCCGTTAGATACAGTGCCGCAAGTATCGTTGCGCCACGCTGGAAAACTGTGTGTGCCTGTGTGCGTGTTCCCCAGGTATGTGCAACTTGCTCCATCTATGGTGCCGGCAGTAAATTCAACAGACAGATTTGCTCCAGATATACTGTTAAAAGTATTTCCAGAAATGGCTAGTTTGGACACTGCTCCGCTGGCAATCCCGACTTGGATTGCAGATGTTGCATGACCAGAGAATGTATTTCCAATTATATTTACGTTGGTAACTTGCCCACGGACAATCAACCCGCTAGCAGAGGTATTACCTTTCAAACTGTTCCCGGAGAACACAACATCTTTAACTACGTCAGTAGCATTGAACCCAAGAAACCCAAAATTCGGAGTCTCGAAGATGTTTCCTGTAATTGTCGCCCCGTTGATACCTGCAAAATAGAACGGTTTTGAACCAGCAGTAGTATTTTTTCCGGTGTTTCCAGATACAACAAGCCCAGTGGATTCGGCGTATCCGGCGGGAGGGAGGATAACCACTATAAAGTTTGGAACTGAGCCTCCATCAAACTCATTTCCAGAAATGTTAATATTTGTAGGAGCGACTGTGTACGTTGAACCGACCAAGTAAGCTCCGATATGCGCTACATTTCCACCACAATTCTGAAAAGTATTTCCGACGACTCTGATATTTTTGATAATTGCGTAAGCTACAGCATCAGGCTCTATGTCGATAGCTCCCGGCATATTACTTCGCGTACAGTTCAAAAAGTCGCATTTGGTAATGCTTATTTTATCTCCGTCGATAACAGAAACACCATTACGATTATCGTTGTTAACACCGTCGATAATACAATTATGTATGCGAACGTTTTTATTATGACGCTCTTGTCCGGCGGAGTCGCCAGAACCGATGTAAACTCCGTCTCCCCTAAATCCTGTTATCCACACATTATCAAGTAACGCATTTTTTACCCCGTTGAGGGAAATCAGGTGGACAAATTGGCTAAAACCTGTAGTGGATACCGTACCCAATACTTGTATGTCGCGAAGAGTAAATCCAGTGATCTGGGAGCTAGCTGATCCGCTATTTTGAAAGAAAATGCCCTTCCCCGCTGTAGCGGTACTCTGCTTAAAAATTGAAGCGAACCCGTCCCCGAAAATTGTTCTATTTGCGGGCGGTACTAAATTACCGCAAAGATATCCCCCAGCCGGAGCATAAATGCGCTTCGCAGAATCTAACGCCTTTTGTACGGACGCAGACACGTCTAGTAAATAGGTTCCAGCTAAAACATCAGCACGCTCAAAGATATTTAAAAAATCAAATATGCTTGCTCGCTCCTGTAATTTTTTTTCTACTGTAGTAGCTACAGCACCAGTCCCTGCAGCCAGATACCCAATTCCAGCAGACGCACCAGGTAACGCTAGCGCGGTAGTTGTAACTAACTCAGCTGCAGGAGTAGTATCCCCACCCCAGATATTAAAATTACTCATGAGTTACCTAATAATCGAGGTTAAGAAGTTAGCATCAAGCGTGGGTTGCAACTCTTCCGCAACCATAGTGCGGTAGTTTTTACTCTTCTCTTCGTTGCCGTTAGTTCCTAAAACTATTGCGGCAGCAGAATAAATAATGATAGTTGGAAACTCAACTGCAATCCAACTGTCGTAGGTTGTGCGTTGTACTTGCGGTGAGCGCAGATATTCCAGGAGAAAGGCAGAAGCTGGAACTGATGTTTTAATGTTAACACCCGCACCGGCGATGTAACAAACGTCATGCCGCAATGTCTTATACACCGGGTCGTAGATATCACCCAGCTCAATAATATCAATTCGTGGCGCATCCACGGGGTTAAGGTCTACATCGCACGTGCGAATTGTACTGAGCGCGCGCATCCGTGGAAACAAGACATACCTGTCGAGAGTAACTAAGTAGGAAG